ATGATGACGCAAGCCGTGGCCGCCCCACCGGCCTCGACCGGCGTACCCTTCAAGCAGGGTGTCGCGACACCACCACCACCGAAGAAAGCCGCGCCCCCGTTCACGCCCGGCGCTCCTAAAAAGGCTCCGCCGCCGAAGTCGAAACCCGGCGGCGGAGGTCGTGGGAACATGGCGAACTTCCGGGGTAAGCACGCCCCGCCGTTCACGAAGAAGAACGCCTAGCGCGGCGGCAGCCGGTCGTACTCGCTGACCGCCCCGCTAACGATGGCGATCACTACAAAAACCAGAACCAAAGTCAGGATCTCGGTCATGACTAGAAAGGGCTGTCGCTGTCGTCTTCGCCTTCGACCGTCTCGAAGACTTTATTGGCCGCGGCGCGGCCATCGATGCGCGGGGCGTCTTTCTTGATCAGTTGGATGTGGTTGAGCCCGAAAGAAATCCCTTTCTTGCCGGAATTCGTCCACGAGAAGGGCAGGATGTTGGCCCGGACGATCTGGCCGGCGTAGACCTCGGCGGGATCGAGCACGTCTTGTAGTCTGACGTCGACGATCCCCGGCTTGTATTTGCTCCACGGCGAGATGTAGAGCATGCCCGCCTCGTAGCCGGCATACGGCTTCTCTTCAGCATCCCGGAAGGGAAGCATCAGGCTCTTCACCGGGACGTTGGGGAACTTGTCTTTCGCCAGCGCCAGCACCGCATTCTGCATCGCCTTGAACTCGGCCGTCTTCTGCTCGGCGGGGGTAAAAAGCAGGGATCAGGAGAAGACGGGTTCTGAACCCTCGGAGCGGGGCTTGGGCGCGAAAAGCTGCGGAAACGAGAGGGTGGCGTAGGGCGTATTGAGGGCTGTAGCAGCCATTTTGACATTTCCTTTTGCTGAGACTTTCATGCCCTCTGGGAGGGCCTGCTTTACTTACGAAACTTTGGTCTCGGTTTCAAGTTCAATCTTGCTCCAGGCTCTCGGTCAACTGCTCGAACACCGTCTTAGCGTCTGACCCGAGCGTCGCCGGGCGCGGGTCGGCTTCCCTGACGAGGGTCGTGCCCGAGCTCTCTTTCACGACCAGCGGTCCCTTCACGTTGAGGATCTTCGTGTCGAGCTTGGCCCGCTTGAGGATAGCCTCGACCTGGGTAGGCGTAACCACCTTGACCATCGAGGCGACCAGTTTCGGAAAGCGTTTCCGAAGCTCGGCCAAAGCCGTGTCGGCGTCGACCCATTTGCGCATGGCGCGCTTCGCCGCCAGCTTCCAGCCGGGAATGGTCTTGCCGTGGTCGATGCGGGCACTCGCCTCGATCCTGACTTTCTCGATCCACGAGATGACAAAATCCGCCTGATCGAGGATCGCGGCGATCTCGGCGTCGCTGAGAGCTGCTGCCGTCGCGGTGCTGACGGCCGGTGACGAGTTTGCGTCGAAGACCATGCGGGCGTCTCCTTGGGCCTTGCCGGCCAGGGTACGGCATTCCCCGGCGCGAACGCACCAGCGGCACCACGGGCCGACGACCTCAGTCTTGTCGCCGAGATCGATCTGGCTGATGGCGGGAAGCAGGATCGTGTCGCGCCACGCTTCGAGCTCGAAGATGTCGATCTCGTCGGTGTTGAGGCCGGGATCGCTCTCGGTGCGCGGCTGGATGATGGTCATGCGGACGGAAGCGATCGGGGTCTTGCCTTTGTTGACCTGCTGGATCGCCCCGAGCGCATAAATCCGAAGCTGCGGATTGTCCTTCGCCGAGACCGCGACGCCTCTACCGTATTTGAGATCGACGATCTCGAGCTCGCCGGTAGCCTTCCTCAAGGCGATGACATCAGCGGTGCCCCACAGCTTCTCGCCGCCGGGCACGGGCACCGACACTTTTGTCTCGGTCAGGAAGACGCTCGACTTCGCCTTGAGCTGCTCGACGTACTCGACATAACGCTCGACCGCGTCGACCATGTCGTCGTCGACCGTGATGGTGAAGCCCTCGACCACGATCTCGTCAGGCGCCGGCAGGCCATGAATGAGCAGCTCGGCGACCTCGTGCGCGGCGCTTCCCTCGGCGGTGTAGATCGTCGCCTTGCGCTTGCGGCCACGGGCCTGGGTCACCGACGCCGGGCAGTTGAGCCAGGTCCCGGCGCTCGACGGTGAAGCATCTGCGTGCGCGATCATGTTGCCTTCCCCAAAATAATTTTTCTGAAATCCGAGATACGCTCACTGGCGGTCACGGCAGTTCCTCCGCAGCAAGAGCGTCGACGACCACGCCGATCTGGCTGGCCGGGCGATCATCGGGGCCGCGGGTGACGGCGGCCTTGACGTCGTGGATGCCGAGACCGTGCTGAAGCAGGAGCGAGATCAGCAAGCCGGCGTCGCGCAAGGCCGCCTCGTTGGGCGACCCCGGCTTGCCGGCGTTGACGAAGACTTCCCGGATCTTGCCGTCGTTGTCGCGAGAGTAAGTGAGAAACGCTTTCAGCCGCAGTCCCTCGACGTCGGCGTAGCGGACCCCGAAGGTGACGCTGCCGCGACGGGGCGGGAAGCGTATGCGGTTGCTCATCGCTCGATCAGTCTCTGCATCTGCGCGATGCCCGCGCCGATCCCGATCATCAGGAACGACAGGAGCATGTGGTCGGACGCGGCGAAGACCAAGGCCATGACCGCCATCGCCCCGGCCGGAGCCGCAACGATGATGATCTCGTCGATCTCGGGATCAGTCATGCCGACACCCGGATCGGCGGGACGTAGCGAACGCCGGCGCTCACTCTCTGGTGCTCGCCGCAGTAAGACACGCCGCTGAGGGATCGCTTGCCGCAAAACAACGCCGACACCCCGACGCCGGACACCGGCCAGCGGCAGGAGTGAAACCCCTGAAGGTCGAGGTCGAGAAGCCTGACTTTTCCGACTTTCGCCAGGGGGATCTCGCGCGGCGGCTTGGGCTTGGCGACGCGCGGCTTGCCTTTCGCCTTCGTCTTTACCGGCTTCTCCTTCTCGACGGCGACGCCGCGGACCCAACGCTTACGATGCACCATGCCCAGGAAAGCGTTCCTGGTCACGCCACATTGTTCGGCGCAGAACCCGGCCTTGTAGCCGTCGCCCCACAGCCTTTCTCCCAAGGCGAGGCGATCCAAGGGCCACTCATTCATGGTCGTCGTCCACCCGGCCGACCGTCACAAGGCCGAGCATCCGCCCGACCGTGGTCCGGAACCGCCGCCACTCTTCGACAGTCACCGTCGGCTGGATCGTGAAGATGTCTTCGATGATCCGGCCCAGGGTAAGCGGGCCATAGGCCGCGGGTACGTCACCGGCGAGCTTGACCCGCAATGGTGCCGTCGCCGGCGTACCGGCGTTGACGATCCGGGTGGCGTCGGTGCCCAGACCAAATTCGGGCGTATCCGTGGTCACCGGCGGGAGCTCGGCCTGCTGGCGGAGGATGTCGATCGGGGAGAGTTCTTCAGGCGCCGGCATGGCCGTTGCTCCCGGCAAGGCCGAACTCCACGATCATCTCTTCCCGGATCTTCGGGAAGAGATCGGGTTCAAGCCGACTGAGCCTGACGCCGCCGTGACGCCCGGCGATCTTGTCGATGAAGCTCTTCGCCTGGGTCTTCTGCTTGGGGTCGGCGAAGCGCTTGGTCAGCTCGTCGAGGACGTAGGCGCGGTCGGCGGTGACGACCACCGCATCCGCCTTGACGTCGGGCTCGGGCACAGGCGCTGGCTTCTTCGCCACCGTCGTCTTCTTGCGCCTGGCCGGAAGAACCGCCGCGGCGTCGTCGAGGGCCTCCTCGATAGCGGCGATTTTTGCGGCCGTCTTTTTGGAATACTTACCGGCGCCCATCTGTTCCCCTGCGCGAAGCAGTTCCTCCGCGGCGTTGTCGATTTCCTCTTCAGAGGCTTCCGGATCGGACAAAACGGCCGCGGCTTCCCGTGCAATAGCCTCGGCCGCGGTTATTGGCATGCCCGCCACACTGCTGCCTTGCGTCGCCGCCGTGACGACGAAGCCCTCGGCGCCGAAACGCTCCTGGGTGACCTTCCAGAGGTCGTTGAGCGGCATGGTGCGCAGGTCCGGACGGTTGAGAGCTTGCAGGGCGAGTTCGATGTCGCCCATGCTCTCGCCTGATATTTCGATCTTGATCATGGTTTTTTCCTTGCGGTCCTGATGAGGTGGTAAGAGGCGTAACGCTTGCCGTTGCTTGCGTGGACCATGTCCGTAAGAATGTCATGCCCGGCCTGACGAAGCTCGTGCACACGCGCAGCCAAGCGGAAGCAGCCGTACTGCGCCAAAGCCTCGACCGGGGTTATCGACGGTTGTCGTTGCAGATGGTCCAGCAGCATTGCCGCTTGGGCGGGGTTACTGTGCTGGGGCGCTACCACGGGCTTTCTCCTTCCTGACCTCGATCTCCTCGATCATGGCGTTGACCACGGCGAGGGCGTCGTCGACTTTCCTCATCGCGGCATCGATCGCGGCCCTGACGGCGATCTCCTCCTCGGGAGTGAGTTCGCGCTTGATCATGAGGCGGCGAAGCTGCTCGGCGGGGTTCGGCACGTCGCGGGTGACGGTCATGCGTCTTTCCCTCCGATCCTCTGGAGTTCCCGGTCGATGTACCAGCGCGCCTTCTTCAGGTCGTTGACGGTGTCGCCCTTCTCGCCGGAACGCCAGATGTATTTGATCGCGTTGCCGAGATTGAAATTCATATGCTCGGTGATCTCGATGCACTCGGTCCCGCTGGGGTGGCGAGTGTAGTGCGCCGGGTGGTTGATCGGGTCATCGTCGGAAGCAGCGACCATCCGCATCGGCTTGGCATAAGTCTCGCCAGCAGTTCCG